GCGTCCACTCGGGCGAGTTCGGTGGCCAGCTCCGTGCGGACCTGTGTGGCGATGGCGGCGGCGGTTGGCACGGTTGGCGCGTTGGTCAGCGTGGTCACAACGGCCAGCGTACCATTTGGCGCGAGGCGGGAAGAGACGGTGGTGTCAAGGTTGGCGAGCTTGGTGGAGTTGGAATCCATTTCGCTTCGGATCTGGGCGACTGTCGGTGCGTTGCCTGCGCTGGAGACGGCGGCGTCAATACGGGCTAACTCCACGGCTAACTCGGTGCGGATCGCGGCGGCGGTGAGCACTGCCGATCCGACACTCGCATCGACGGGGACTCCGCTGGCCACACTTGCTGCGGCCGGTATGTATGCCGATCCCGTGAGTGCGCCGCTCGCGTAGCTTGTGCCAAAGCGGACATCGGTGGCGGCGGGCATTTGGCCCATGGTGGCGTCCACCAGAGTTTTTGCGGAGCCTGCATCGACATAGTTGAAGACGGCGGCGTTGCTGGAGAGTTTCTTGAGCCGGAAACCCCCGCCTGCATTTGGAGATTGGCCGAATGCGCCGAACTCCATTTCTTCAAATTGAATGATTCCGCTTGAAGCATTAGTGGCTCCCGGAGTGGCAGCCAATCCAACCGTGTTGCCCGGCCCGAAGGCATTGCCGACGATTCTGGTGACAATGACTGTTCCGGTCCCGTTGTTGTTAACCCCAGCGCCAACAACGCCGCCTGTGGCGATGCCGGTAATAGTCCCAAGTCCAGTTCCTTGATTGTAAATGCCAGCTGAGCCCGCTGTAGAACCGCCTGTTGCATTTCCTGTTAAATTTAATGTTCCGTTAAACAAAATTCCGATTGAGTTGCCTCCCCCACTAGCGCCATTAGAATTCCCGGTGACATTTATTGTATTTCCTCCAGTAGAATTAATTCCATACGAAGATGCACCCGAACCCGACGCACAGTTTCCAGTAACATTTAAAATACCATTAGAAGATAGACTTACAGCATGCGCCGATCCTCCGCTTCCGGCTGTTAAGTTTCCCGTAATGCTTAAAGTTCCCGTGCTGGTAAAAGCCACGCCGACCGCACCAGATACCGTCCCAGCCGTCACATTCCCAACGATAGACGCGGTGGCTGGCGAAGCCGCAGTAAATTGAAGGCAGTTGCGCGTTACCGTTGCGGATTTGTGAGTAACATTCGCGGTGAGCGTGACGCCGCTTGCCAGCGTGAAAATGCCTGTGCCTGCGTTAGAGACTTCATCGCAGGTCGTATTGACATCAATCGTAATCGTGTGGCCGTTGCTGGCGCGGGCTTCGTCGCCGACTCCGGGGACGACGCCGCCTGTCCAAGTCGCGCCTGCGCTGAAATTTCCCGTGCCTGCGGAGGTGATAAGGGCCATGGCTTAGAGTCCTTTCGCAGCGAGGAGGGTTTGGAGGGCGGATTGAATCGCGGCGACGGCGGATTGCTCGGCGGGGTCGGCGACTTCGGAGAGGTGGCCACGCAGGAGGCCGATAGCTGCGGCGTCGGCGGTCTCAACCATTGAGGGGGCTTCGTCGGTGGCGGGGACGAGGCGCGTGGGGACCAAACGCATGGCGATGCTGGCGTCTGGCGATCCGTCGGCTTTGTAGCTGCCGGTGATGGCGAGGTTGAGCGAATATTTTGGGTATTGTTTGCCGTCGATTTGGAGTGGTGTGGTAGCGTTCATAGGTTTATGCGTAGGTGAGATTGGTTTTGTTTGACCACGCGCCGGTGGCGCTGGCTTCTGCGGTGACGTTGCCGTTGGCGTCGGTGGTGGTGCGGGAGATGTCCCAGAGGGCGCTGTCGTAGATGGACCCGCTGTTTGGGAAGTCGGCGTAGGCGAGTTTTCCGTAGAAAAGGTTTGAGCCGATGATGTCGAAGACTTCGACTTTATCGGGCACCGGACGAGTGCCGATGCGGAAGACATTGCCGCTTGCGTCTTTGCTGTACAGGCAATGATCGGCGAGATTTTGCACTAGTTCTCCGACTGCGAGATCGCCAGCGAGTGGGATCTTGCCAAGGACGGAGGATTTTTTGGGAATGATTTGTGTGGCCATGTGGCGTTTTTATTTCGCGGTGGAGACCCCCGCGTGGCGAGGCGCTATGGAGCGCCCCGCCGGGGTTGGTTGGTTGGTTAGTAGGTGCCGCCGTCGATGCTGGCCTCGAGGGCGTCGATGCGTGCGTCGAGTGCGTCGTCTGCACTGGCGCGGGCTGTTGCCTCGCTTGTGATGTTCGTTTGCAGGCTGGTGTCAGCGCTGGCGCGAGTTGTCGCTTCAGCGGTGATGTTGCTTTGCAGCGTCGTGTCAGCGCTGGAGCGTGTGCTTGCTTCGGCGGTGATGTTCGACTGAAGGGTCGTGTCGGCGGCTGCGCGTGCGGACTCTTCGGTGTTGATGTCGGCCTCTGCTGCTGTGACGCGGGTAGCGAGTGCTGTCGCGGCGGACTCCACGGTGTCGATTCGGCCACCGAGGGCTGTGTCGGCGCTGGTGCGGTTCGAGACTTCGGCTGCGAGGGCTGCGTTGTTGCTCGAGACGTATCCAGCAAATGCGGAATCGTTGGTCGCATCAACCGAGTTGATGAGGGTGACGATCTCGGCGAAGGTGTCGCTGTCCGCGCCTGCGGCTGAAAGGATCGCATCGATGCGGCCTTTTTCAGTCGTGATCTTGCCGTCGAGGGTCGTGTCTGCGCTGGAGCGAGCGGAGGCTTCTGAGCTGATCGCTGCGGCGCGGTCCGAAATCTCGGTTGCGAGGTTTGCGGCGATGACGCCTTCAGCGGATTGTGCCCGTGAAATTTCCGAATTGAGGCTGCTGGTGAGTGTCGAGTCGCCTGAGCTGCGAAGCGCTGCTTCTGCTGCTACGGCGTCGGAAACGAAGGTCTTCTTTGCGAAGATGTGCTCGCCACCGATTGGCAAAACGCCTTCGGCTGTGCCGATGAAGAATGATTTGTTTGCTGTGTCGAAGGCGACCTCGCCGACTTGAAGCGACACCGGACTACCGGAGCCGCGTTTTACGCGAATGATTGGATTGGGCATGGCTAATTAGTGTTGTTGGTTTTGGTTGGGTGTTCGTGGTGGGGAGATTGTCAAAAACTGCCGCAGTCGATGACCGGGATCATGAGGGCGTAACTGCTCGCGGAGGGCGACCAGCGGTAGGGCATGCCTTCGTCGAGGGCCATGTAGAAGCGGTCGGATTTGCCGGTGCTGGGAAAATTGGAGCGGGTGGGATATTCGACGACGATGCCTGGCAGCGTGAGGTCGAAGCTCGAGAGGTCGAGCGTTTGAGTGAGGTTGCTCTCGGTGATTGTTGTCATGCGAAAACGAGAGTCTCCCGGTTGAGCCACGATCCGGTGGCGGTGGCGACTGCGAGGACGCGCCCGGCGGCGTCGGTCGTGGAGCGGCGGACGGTCCACGCTGTGGCGGTCTCTGGCAGGGCTGGCAAGGCGGGGCGGTTGGCGTTGAGGAGTCGCCCGCTGTAAGTCGTTAGGCCGTCAAGGCTGGTTGCAAAGGCGAAGAGGTAGAGTGTCGGATCGATAGGCGGCTGGACGCTACGGAGGCCGAGGGCGGTGGCGGCGATCTGTGTCCCGGCTGATGGTGCGGCGTCGAAGGTGATCGTGCCGCTGGCTTCGCTGACCGTGTAGTCGGTGACGGGGGTCTGGGTGACGCCATTGAGGGCGACGAGGACATGCTCGGGGTCGTTGCCTGCAAGGCCATCAATGAGGAATGTGGTCGCGCTGCCGTCGCCGGTGCGGACGGTGGTGGAGATGCTGAGGCCGGGGGCCGATGCGACGATGAAAGCGGATAGGCCGGTGATGTCTGTGGCGGGGTGCGTGTGGCTCGCATCGGCTTTGTTGGCCAGCTCGGCGGATACCCAGAGATCGTAGGCGGGCGAGCCGGTCGTGGCAGAAAATAGCGCCCAGCTAAAATGGCCGGGTGGGTAGCCGGGGTTATTCGGGTTCGATACTCTTTTGTAGAGCCGCCCGTCGGTGTAGGTGACGACGTCGCCGTAGGTGTAGTCGAGCCCGTTGTTATAATCGCCGAGATAGTTGACTGGCTCGGGCTGGAGGGCGGTGTCTGCGAGAGCGCCTTGCGCGGCGGTGGCCTTGCCGTTGATCTGGGTCTGGAGCGATCCGATGCTGGCGGCGGCTTCGGCGATGGAGTCCAGCGCGGCGGGGTCCAGGTTCGCGGCGAGGTAGTCGAGGCGAGTTGAGATCGTGGCGAGATCGACGCTGCGGGCGATTGTGGATGCTAGGCGTGCGTCCGGCAGAGTGCCTGTGGTGAGGAGAGAGGC